GTTAGGATCGCCTGTACGTGCTTGCATGCCTGCTGGACGGAAGTACTGTGACCAACGATCTGCATCGTATGCTTCACCGTCTACTGACGCTTCAAACATTTCCTGCATCACTTTTACTTCAATCTCACCTGGCTTTTTAGGTAAGAAGTCATTTAGATTAAACAAGCCGTGTGTATTAACAGCATTCATTTCAACATCGCCTAATGGACGCTCTCTACGAGCCCAGTTAGATGTTGAATAGTCTGCGTAACCGCCTTTTGAAGTTTTGTTAAGACGGAAGTCTACACCAGCAGTATAGTCTGTTGGCAACTCTTCCATGTCTGGATCCATAAGCGCCTGCTTAATGATCTGGAAGATTTGTGGACCAATAATAAAGCGTCTGATTGGATTCTCAGGTGCTTCGTCATCAGTTAGTGGATTGTCAGTTACAAACCCTTGGAATACGTATGAACGCTTTTTCCAATATTTACGACCCATATCTTCTAGTGAAGGGTCCTTAAACCAGCCACGTACTTCTTGTAGAATCGAACAGCCATCGCCATACATTTCCATACAAGGTACTTGTACTTGTACAGGCTTACTACCTGTATCACCTTTAATACCTGCAAATGGAAGTTTGATCATCAAACGCTCTACCCAGAAAAATGTGTTATCTGGGTTTCCGTCTGGAAGGAATCGTAGTGTTGCACTACTACCTTCTGTCATATTCCAAAATGGGTAAATTGGGTTTGGACCTTGTGGTCCTCGATTGCCGCCTTGGCCGGCTTCTTGTTCTTTGAGCTTCGCTCGGATTTCTGCTAATGTTGCCATAGTTATGCCTCCTTGTAAAATTGCCTATGTGCTTGTGCCTTATTTGTCTGTAGCACTATATATACTATACATGCTACAAACGGTTTTGTCAAGTGTTTTTTTAATTAAATTCCTGCTAACGCAAAAATGTCGTTTTGTTCGTTGTTCATACGTTCGTGCTGTACAAATGTACTGTGAACTTTTTCAATAAACGCATGAGCAGGTCGAACATACTCATCCCCATAATCTTTTTCAACCATTGTTAGTATAGCTGTTTCGCCTTTGGGAAATGATCCGGTTTCTCTATCATAATATGATAGAATAAATTCGCCTAGTGGTGTTTTTGGCTTTTCAGCAGCCATTTGCTGTTGAGGTGCTGCATCTTGTTGTGGTGGACATTCGTCCATCTCTGCATTACAGTTGCAGCCTTCACAATCTGGTGGACAATCGCAATCTTCTGCTTTAGTATCACTTCCGCAACACTTGTCAGAGCAGTGTGTGTCTCTTTCTGCTTCGTTTGCTTCACTGAACTGACCCATAAGTCCTTCCATTGTATCTTCTAGCTCTGCTTCTTCTTTTGTTTTTTTATTTTTTTCTGCTTTGCTATACTTGTCTTTTAGTTTGCCTAGCTCTTCTGCTGATTCATCTACTAAATCTTCTGGGCCTAATTCTTGTGCTTTTGTTGCTTCACTTACTAGTTTGTAAATGTACGGAAATACATCTGACAGTTCTTCATTAAATAATTTAATAGTTAATTGATCGGTCCAGTTTTCTGCAACATCTGCAGGAACTTCTTCTATTACTACTGATTCAAAGTTTGCAATTGCCTCTGCATAATATGCAGGTTTTTGAAGTGATTCGATTGTCTTTTTAACAGATTTCATACGTGTTGTTACTGCATCCATATAGCCCGAAAGTCCTTCTGCCATTACAGCAGAGCGCCCCATGTATGTTTTAAATTTACGTAACTTTGACATTTCTTCTGATAAACTAGTAATGTGTTTTCCAAAGTCATCATACGCATTACCGCCTTCAGCAACATGTCGAGCCATTGCTCTTGCTGCACTTAGATGCTTAAATGGATATAAGAAACGTTCGCCTTCTGGTGACTCTACATAAATCTTTCCAATGCTTCTATTACGCCCTGTAGGCGAAGTTTGATCAATGCTTTCATTGTGTTTAATAATTAGTCTGGCTTCTCCGACATCTTGATAACTTATCTTAGATGTGCCATATAATTTTGATTCTGTCATGTTATCCTCTCCGGCATTTTTTGCTAGAAATCTATAGTCTCTTTTTTGTAGATTACTTTTTGTAATATCTCTTGTATCGAAATTTAATAAACGTTTTTTAGCAAACTGTCTTAGTTCTCTTAAGAAACTATACCAGTCATTTAATTCTTGATCGTTTTCTCCAGCAAGTATATCAGCACCGTGCATTACTACTAGCCCGTCTTTATCATCTAGACTTAGACTTACTTTACCCTTGCTCTTATAATCAAATTCAATAAAACGTGCTTCGCTAGGATTATTTGTAATCATACCTTCTTCAGTGCCAATAGTTACACTTGGAAAGCGACCTCTAATCTTCGCAAACAGTTCTTCGCTTATTTTTTCTAAGTTTTGCATAATGTATTTATCAATAGTTGGTACTTATAAAGATTGGCATTGGCGCTTCGTAATTTTCAATATCTTCAGCTTGTGTAAACGAATTATATATTCTTGGATCCCAGTCTTTAAGAACTGCCATCATTCTAATACAAAGCAAAGTAGCACTAATAAGATCATCTGTTTGTCCTAGTTTTGCATTATAACTTGATCCTGTTGCAACATAGTTTTTTAATTCAGATATAAATGGTTTACTATGTATAATCATTTTATCATTTTCTATCATTGTTTTTAATCTACTACATGCTGATATTTTTGTACCATGTGTAGTATTAAAGCCTTTTCTAAATTTACGCACATGGCCTTTACGTATTGGTTCGCTTACAAATAACCCAGGTATGTTTTCTTCACCAAAATCGTTAATAACTATTAATGCAGCTTCACCTAGCCCATTATTTTCCACACTCCAATAGATTCCATTTTGATTATTAGTTTCTTGTACAAGGTAATTACATATATCTGCAAGCACTCTTATTTGTCCAGGTATAGCTGTAGTATTATGTTGCCATTCAGCTACCTGTTCATAGCTAGGCAATTCAAATACTTGTATAGCTGCATTATCTCCTCCTGTTCCCATTGAGGGATCTAACGCTACAGCATATGTAAATTCACCTGATGGTTTTTTATACCAACGTGTTTGTCCCATGTTTACTAAAGGTTTGTTTCCTTCCATTATTGAAAGTTTTAAACTATTAATTAATGTTTCATCGTATACTAAGAATTCACAACCGTATTCACGTCTAAACTTTTCTTCACCGATGCGGCCAAGTTCTTCTTCTTTCCACTTATCATCTCTATCAGGATGCTCCCACCAATCTGATCTAAAACTATGAAACCCGTTACGGCCTACATCTTGCTCATTACCGTGTTCGTCAAACTTATCCTCTGCTTGTTTCCAAATAGTAGCAAATGTATCTTCATCACTGTTAGGTGTGCTTGTAATAATAGCACGACCACCTGTTGCTAGTGTAGGTGATATTGAAGTCCAAAACTCTTCAGCGATGTTAGGTTGCACAAATGCAAACTCGTCACAGTATAGTAACGAGATACTCATACCACGTCCTGTGTTGCCTGTTGTTGTTTGACTAACTATTCGACTTCCGTTTTCAAACTCAATACTACCTTTGTTATATGATGTTACACCTGCTCTAATATGATCAGGACAACTTTCGTAAACAAAACGTATACGAGACATAATCTCTTGGGCGCCAGTATACTTGTGTGCAGCAATAAGTATTGTCTGGTCTGGAATAAACATTGCATACCATGTTAGGTATATACTAGCACAGGTTGTTTTTCCTGTTTGTCTAGGCATCATGTTTATGTTAAATCTAAAACTGTGATATGAGTCCATCAACCCTAATTGATATTCAAAAGGGTCGTACAACAACTTACCTTTTACAGGATGTTGAATGTGTGCAAACTTTTTTGCAAAATACAAGTAACCAGTATCTGGGTCCATACACTTTTGTAAGTCCTCAATCTGTGCTTCTGTAAATGTTTCTTTTTTATTCGCCTTTTTAATTAAGACGCCATCTAAACTTGTTGACATGTTGTATTTACTCAAAAGAATAGCGCCGTTATGGCGCTATTGAGTACTCTGGGGAGTTATTAATCACATTTACACGAGCCTGGCTCGCCACGTTTTTTACCTGCTACTTTTGTACAGCCTTTCCAGCACTTTTTGTAGATTGAGCTGTTGCCATGACGTTTGCCTTCTTCAAGATCAGCAAGTTCTTTCTTTTCGGAAGCAGTTAACATAACTTTGCCGCATTCGTTACAAGATCCTTCTTTCATTTCATTTAAAGCATCCCATAGTCTTGCTTTAATTGAATCTTCTAATGCCATTGGATTGTCACCGTCTGCTGCTTTTTTGTAGGCTTTCTTTTCGCGATTTAAACCACCTGACAAGTCTTTTGTCATTGTTTGTGTATCTGCATATTCTTCATCTGGCTCGTTAGCATAATCGTCGTCTAGTTTATGTGCTGTGTCCTTGCTCATTTTTACAGGGTGCATTTTTCCTGATCCTGGAGGAAATTCAAATTCACTTTTATGTGCTCTTGCTGCCGCCGCTGCTGCTTGATTATATGCATTTTCGTCTACTTCTTCTTCGCCTACTTCTTCTTCAGCTCTGTTTACAATGCTAGAAAAATTTTCCATTTCTCCACGTAGATCGATAGGTGCTTTCATTGGAGGCATAGGTGGCATTTCGTCTGGACTTACTGCGTGTGCATGTTCTGCACCTGCTGCTCCTTTAACAATATCAAGAAGTCTTCCAACTTCATCTGCATTATCTGCATTCATTGAAATATTCATTGAAGCCATTTCTTGTAGTTTTTGTTTCGGTGAATCAATACTGATCATTGATTCTATTATTTTTTTCATGTCCATAATTAACTCCCCATAACACTTTTAGTGTTTTCTGTTTCAGTGATGTCTGCTGACTCCCCTGCTGCTACGCCATCTATTGGACTATGATCGTTGTCTTTACGAGCAGTTTCTAATTCTTTTAACAAGTCCATTACACGATTGTTGCCTACTGATTCTTGAGCGCTTTCGCCGCCCATATCATCTTTGCCTAGAATTGCTTCATATGGCTCATCTTTTTTTTCTGCTTGATACTCTTCAGCCATTTCATTAGGATTGCGTACTATTATATGTGTTTGTGGACAACTACAACACTTACTAATATACTCTTGCATTACTTGCGATGTTGTTGGATAGTTAACTTCTGCTTCGAAGTATGTAACTTCCATATTTTCTAATTGTGGAAAATCTAATGGACGTTCTTGTATTGGTGTTTTTTTACCTGTAGACAAATTTGCTAAATTATATTTTTCTAAACAAGTTTCTAACATATCAACAAAGTCTTCAGGTAGTGGTCCTGCAACACCTATTTTAAAAGGATAACTTTTTTTTGATTCTGTTAAAAATTCTATAAACGATTTCATTGTCTGATTCCTAATGCTGTATGTTATTTATCATTATTCATGCCTTTGATACGTTCTAAGAGACTATTTCTATCAGTAACAACATACCCTTCACCATTAACTATATCACCATCTCCTGGTGATGTGTCTCTATCCATTTTTTCTTTTTTAAGTTGCAACTCAATCATTTTTAATTTTTTATCCATTTTAGCAACTTTAGCATCTAATGATGTTTTTAGCATACCACCTGCAACTTCAAATACTCTACCACTATAACGACTTTCAACATTCATACCTAAATCCATTAAGTCTTCATATGCACTCATTGCTTTATCAGCAACTTCGTTAAGCTCTTTGTCAGCCATTTCACCTAGGCCTTTAACAGCAGGTAATGCACCTGCTATTTTATCAAATTCAGCAATGTCTCGTAATGTAGATTCTTGTTCTACTACTGCTTTAGATGATTTAGATTCTTGTTGTGACTCTTCTATTAATTCTTTCGAATCAGGTAAATTTAAAAGCTCTTCTAATTTTTTGGTCATTTGATTTCCATTATATGCTACTATTATTATTTATCGTTTGCCATTATGAAAAATATCATTTTCTGTAACTACTCTAAAGAATATACCTTTTTGTTTACAGTAAACTCTTGCTGCTTCCCATTTAGCTTGATTAAGAATAAAACTTGCCTGGTTATGTTTACTACGACCAAGTTTTTCTTTAATTGCTTGATTTGCAGGTTTAACTTCTATTAGTTCAACTTTTTGTTTTCCATTTTTATCAGCATATACAATAAAAAAATCCGGGACGTATATAGTTTGTTTACCGGTTAGCGGATTTCTATACGGAATTTTTATAGCTTCACTTGCCCATTGACTTACACTTGCATGTTCATCGCAAAATCTCATAAACGCAAATTCCCAACTGCTTCGATACGTTGGCGTTCTACCACCAACGTATTTGGCAGGGTTTTTAAGATTAAATTTACCTTGAGCAAATCGTCCCATTAAACTATTATGTTTCTAGACTCTGTAGTGTTTATTATAGTATCTGTTTTAACACCTAACTCGCTAGTACGTTGTCCGTTAGCATTTATAACTTCTAAAACAACTTTACTTAATACTGGAGATTCAACTGAACCTAATGTATCTAGTAATTCAAATATTTTAATGTTATCTAGTTTAGCTTGTTTTAATAAAATTGCCGAAACGCTTGCTGCTGACTGAGGCGAAAATCCTCTTTTTTCAAAAAACGCAATAGTAGCATCAACTTGATTACTTGGAAATGATAGTTGTTTTGTAAAATAATTATCAAAGTATTTTTTTTGATCTTCCATAATTTCTCCTATACAGTATTTAACGCTGTACTTGCTAATTTTAGAATTTTTGGATTATCGGCTCTTAACGCTGTGTACATTTCATTTAAATAGTAATCTTTAGAAGTAGTAGTAAGAGATGCATAATCAGTATTACTAGTTGTAAGATTATAATATTTTTCTACAGTATTATTTCTTAAGGTAACATTTTGATTTAATGTACTAATAATATAATTATTATCATAAGTTCTTAAATTTGTTTTATTTTGTACTGCTGTTGTTGTTTGTTTTGTATTTTTAGGACTTGAGAAAAATACCCCATTGATACCAATATTATCTTTATTGTTTTGTTGATTAAATATTGTTTCTAATCCGTTAGGACGATGACCTTCTAATGACAAGTCTCTAGTGTTAGTATATGCATCTAAAGTTTCAGTTAGTGTATTATTATATGACGGATTGTGTTGTGTATACATTTTATCTTCGAATTTCTTAGATAAATTGTTAACCATAGATCCTGGACCTTCGTTAAGTGTATCACTATTATTACCAACGAAACTTTTTTCTTGATCGTAATGTTCGGGTGTTGCAAATCCTTTAGGTGCACTACCTTCTACAATATCACCTGTTTCGTATTTTACAGCTTCATACTGTAATTGCATAGTACTTTCTAATACATCACTTCCTGCACTTGCATCAACACTATCATGCTGCCAACCTGTAATCTTTGGCATTATTAAATGTGCAGTATGATGAGTGTGCCTACTTAATTCACTTATGCTTATACGTGTAAAAAAAGGTTCGTCACTGCCGTTATCTAATCCGTATTTTTTTGGTCCTAGTGGTTTATAAACATTATTAGCCGGATATAAACTTTGAGTATCAGCAAAATAATAATCATAATATGCTTGCCACAATCTAGTAGTAACACCTTCATTATCGTCGTGGAATCTAATCATAACTGGTGAATAATCTAGTCTTGTATGCACAATTTTTTTTCTATTATATTGTTGTTTTGTTTCTGTTTCTATATCAAACTTAGGTAAGTCAGCATACTTAGCGAGTAAACTTATTTCATTGCCATGTTTTTCTACAAAGCCGCCTGCTACTGAACTATTAATAGTAAAACTTACATGATATAAAAATTTATGTTTAGGAGCAAGTCTATAAAAATTATCTACAAATGTATGACTGCCGTGCCAATAGTCAGCAAATGTAACTTCGCTTTGATTATTAGTTGATCCGTATTTGGTTGTCTTGTTTGCCATACTAATATTTATCTTAATTATTAAGTGGGTATATAATAAAAAAAGGAGCTCTAAAGCTCCTTTTAAATATTAATTGTATTAGTTTTAGTTAAACTGTACCTGATCCTGTAGATAGCGATCCGCCACCTGTTGGAATACTTTCAGCTGATATGCCGCCGCCTACTGTTTGTATTGCATTATCATAGCGTATTGCTAAAGTAATTTGTACTGGATCGTTTGTTGAATATGCTAATGTATTATAGTTAGCATTCTGTACAAAACAACCATATAGTTCAAATGTGTCTAATACATTAACAGCAGTATTGCCATTGCCGCCATCTAAAACTTCAATTTTTGTTGTAAATTTATAGTCAATGCCTGACGGTGCACTAGACTGTTCAAAGAAATCATATTGCTTTTGAATCTGTTCACCTACAAGTTTTTGAACGTTATTGTTTACGTCTTCACGTAAGTTAAGTGTAATTGCTTCCCAAGCAGGCTTGCCTGCTAGATATACACGTGAATTGTAAACTGGAAGTTCTATTTCTTCGAAATTTACTGTAGGACGAGTTACATCAATAACTTGTTTTGTTAACTCAGTTGTTGCTGATCCTAGTCCAAAGTTAGTAAGTGACACTCTAAAGCGGTACTGAAGTTTTGGCATCAACAAACCTTGTGTTTGATTGCCGGTTCCGCCGTCTAGTGGCACTGTAATTTTTGATAGTGTTGAAATTGCCATATTTTACTCCTGTACACAAGTATTTATCATTTGTAGGGGATTAAGAATTAACCCCCTACTTAATGATTTTAAAGACCTGCGATCTCTCCTGTATTTTTCAAGCGTAGTGGAATATAGATAAATTCAACTGCCTTGATTGGTTCAATTGCAATGTCTAAGTATAGCTCATTACGGTCAATTCTAGCTGGTGTGTTGTTTGTTTCATCACATACAACTAGATAATCGTTAAGTGCTCTTAAACCTGTAAGCTCTAACATTAAGCTCTCAGCTGCTTGTTTAATCTCATCACGTGTGATTTTATCATTTGGTTCAAAGATATAAGGTTTAGCCAATTTGTTAAGCTGGCTTCTTAGATAAATTACAAGTCTTGCAACGTTAATTCTATCTAATGCACTTGCATTTGCTGCACGAGTTTTTTGACCAAAGTTAACAAGTCCTGCACCTGTAATAAATGTAACTGGGTTAACTCTATTACTATACAATGTGTCTCTTTGACCTTCGTTTAGTGCTACTGCAACAAATTCACCTTCGCTACTAATGTAACCAGTTGATGTTGCGTTAGTAATACCGCCACGTCTTGTACCTGCAGGTGCAAACCATGGATAAGCAACTTGATCACTTAGTGCAAATGTACGTAGCATCATGTGTGAAGCAGGAACAACAACATTGTTACCAAAGTTGTCACTACTAAATCCACTTGGATAGAACACAGCCATATACTCGTCGCTACTTACTAACCCATCATCATTATCTTCTACTGCTGCTGCAACGTTAGTTGCCCAGTTGTTTAATGATGTTGCATCTGGTGTTAAGCGCATTGGACTATCACCTAGTACAAATGCTGTTAAGCCTCTGTCAAAGTTTAAACTTACCATTTCGCCAATTAGTTCTGGATATCCAGGTGTTGCCATTAAGTTAAACAGTCTCGATTCGTCATCTCTGATTTCATCGTTACTATTAACCATTGCTTGTAATGCTTGTACAACAACTTTACGCTGTGCATGACGTCCGAAGCTACCTGAACCATCTGCTTGATTACCTGATTCTGTAACCCAACGGTGCTCATAATAGTTAGTCATTACTGCATCACCCATACGTGGATTTGTAGTAGTTGTATCAATTGCATTACGTACAAATTTCTTAACATTAAATCCACTTCTGCGTGTATTCCAAAGTACCATACCTTTTGGATAAAGTGCTGGATCTGGAGCATCTGGATCTAGATAATCACTAGTTAACATTGCATCCATTGCACCTGCTACACTATTTGCGCCTGCTGTTGACCAGCGAGCGTCTGCAAATAATACACCATTTTCAGTTGTTTGGTCTGCACTGTCTAATGCTACCCATTTATCTGTTACCCATCTGTAAACTTTTGGATAATTTTCTAAATCAGCTGTGCTAATCCAAATGTCATTATCAACTAATGCACTCTTACTAGCATCATTTTGTGTTAATGGCTCACTAGCTGCAACAATTGGTCCTGTTGCATTAGTGCTTGAATACACATTATGATAACCTCTCCATGTAGTACCGTCATGTACCATCATGTCTACTTCATCAACAATTGAATTGTACCATAGTGTACCGTCTGCTGTAAGAGCCTTAGGCGCTGTTGCAGAAGCAGTATATGTTAATACTTTCCAGTTTGAAGCAATAAAGTATACAGTTGAATCTTCAGCTGTATTATCATAAAGGTTAGCTGTTGTTCCTGGAACAAAACCAGCTGCTGACAAAGCACCGTCGTGGTCAACAAAACGAATTTCACCACCTAATGCATGTGTAACGACAACTCTATTTTGTGAGTCAACACTTGCTGTAACATTTGTAAGCCCTGCAGAGTTAATAGCAGCTGCCATTGTTTCAGCATCTGTTGCATCATTTAAATATGTTGCTGATACTTCAACTGCTGCACTTAATGCCGCCTGTCCTTTTACGCTTTCCATAATGTCAAAGCGATGAGTTGCTGCCGGAACACTTGCTGCAATAATACTACTAGTTATTGTTGTAGCACCACTTGCAGTTCTAGCCATAATTTTAAAGTTTGCTTCAGTTTGTGCAACTTCGCCAACGTTGTACTGTACATATGTTGTGCCAGCTGCTAAGTTTGCACCGCCGCCTGCTTTATCCATATTAAACAATGCTGTGTGGTTATCTGCATATAATGGAGCAGTTGCATCTGACCATAATTGAGTAGTTGCATTATATTTTTTAACTGACCATTTTGCACCACTATTAGGTTCTGTAGTTTTAACCCAAATTGAACCTGTTGGACGTGGTGTTGTATCGGTACTTTTCCATTCAGGAACACTTGTATGTGCCGATACGCTTACTGCTGGTGCAGCATGTGTGCCTACTAATCCTAGTGTTGCACCTGATGTACCTGTTGTATCTGAAATTACAACATTTACTCCTGTAGAATAAATTTCTAACACACCATTAACGGCTGCTGCACTAATTCCAGCAATAGAAAGACCATTAATGTCACTTGCTAAACTTGAAGGCGTTGTGCCTGTTGTTGTTACAGGTACAGTATTAATAGTAATTGTATCGCCTGCTGAATGCGCCGATGCTGTTGCAGTTACAGCAGCATGGCTATTTTGCCAATCGTCTGTACCTACTTCAACCCATGTGCCGCCTGCATTTTTGTACCATAATTTATTAAGTGTACTAACTGCTACAATAGCATAGTCACCTACGCCGCCTACTGAGCCTTTTGGTGCTCCAGGTGAACTAGCCGAACCAGTAACTTTTGAAACTTCAGTAATAACAATCGGTGTTTTTACACTAAATGATTGTCCGCCTGCTGTTGTTTTAGCTGCTCCGTTCCATGTAAAAATACCGAACTTAGTATTTGTTGTGTCAAACCACCATGTTCCGTCTGCTGGATTAGAACCTGGTGCTGTTGCACTGCCTTCTAGTTCGCCTAAATCTAAATCTGCACGGACTACCCATGCTCTGTTTGCAACACCTAAAAATGAGTATGCTGCCTGTAATCCGTATTCATTAAGCTCTCCGCCATGAATTGGATTATTATTTGTATCTGTATAAAATAGTGGATCTCCAAAGGTATCTGCAAGATCTCGTTGACTTGTAATTAAATAAGCCTTTCCCGAATTTGCTTTTTGAGTACCTTGCGCAACACCAGTGCCACCTGCATTGGTTTTATTTTGCTTTGATGCCACAAATATCATTGGTACGGTGCCTGGTTCAGATGGGGTATAGAACGACTCGTCTATTACCTTAACTTCTACACCGGGTGATGTTAATGCCATTGCGTTATCTCCTTGAAAGTAAACTTTACAACTGTATTTAGTCAAGACGAAGTAAAATATACCTATTATACGCTATAAAAAGGGGAACAAAAGGTGTAAATATAGTATGAGACCATTATGTATATGCGGAATGCGGCCTGCTGCTGTAAATTATAAAAAAGATAACAAAACATATTATCGAAAGAAATGTGAAATATGCAATAAACATGGCGGAATGGGTCATGGTATTCCTAAATGGAAATTGCGTGGATATACAAAAAAAGATACATGCGAAAAATGCGGCTTTACTAGTAAAAACAAGGAGCAATTTAATGTATACCATATCGATGGCAACTTAGATAATTGCAAGTATAATAACTTAAAAACTATTTGTGCCAATTGTCAGCGTGTTTTACAAAAAGAAGGATTTAAGTGGAAACAAGGTGACTTAATAGCAGATTTTTAGGTTGACTTTTTTTGTAGTTTTGTTATAATATAATAAATTAAAGGAGCACTTATGATAGACTACAAATTTAATGAAAAAAATTATATAGACGAATTTCAAGCATATATTGATAAGACATATGATGGACATTATTCTACAAATAAATTTCAATCCACTGAAGTTATTATTGATAGAGGAAACGGTACTGGATTCTGTATGGGGAATGTAGATAAGTATTCAAATCGATATGGTAAAAAAGGTGAACGTGATGATCATCGTAAAGATCTAATGAAGATTTTGCATTATGCACTTATACAATTGTATGTGCATGACAATGATCTTTAACCGATTGTAAAAGAATACCCAGTGCCGCCTGCAACTGCCATAGATATTTCTTGCTCTAGTTTATCTAGTTCGCCTTGTGCTTCTGCTTTTAACGCATCACCGTTAAGAGTGCTTCCGCCTTGAGGACCGGCAATAGTAGCAAACTTTGAACGTGCTTCGCCTAGCATGTATTTGCATGTAGCAAGTGTATAACTTTTAATCCATTGTATTGCCATATAGTCGTCGATAAGTTGCTCATCACCGCGATAATTATAAACATATAGCATTAGATTTTCTTCTGCTCTTGGGCGCTGTAGTATTGTAAGTTTCTTAGCTTGCGAATTCCATTTAAATTCAATAAATGATCCAAACATACGTCCTACTAATTCTTGATATTGACTAAACATATCATACGTTGCTAAACCGCCCATATTAGAGCTTGCTAAAAGATACGTATTTGTGTATGCCATATTAAATGGTTCAAATAATGTGCCGCCATCGCCGCCTCCTGTACGTGAACCAATTGAACGTCTAAAGATTTGACGAACTTCTACTACTTCTTGTGGTAATATGTATTCGTTTTGATCTTTTACTGTAGGTAAAAACATATATGACTCTTCAACAGAATGATCGCTACGCTGTCTATAACGTGTTAACGCAGTTTTAAGTGCAGTGTCGTAATGAACAGGATCGAGTTCTACATCAACCATGCCGCCGCCTAACATAGCGTATACATAATCATATATTTCTTTTTTCTTAGTAGTTAAATCAGCCATAAATATTCTCCACATAGTATTTATCGTATACAACACATATCGATAAATATGTATATGCCAAGATTAAGTTTATACAAACCAGAAAAAGGCAAGGACTTTTATTTCCTTGATCATACCATCGGAGAGATGTTTACCGTCGGCGGTACTGATGTTCACATACATAAGTATATAGGACCAGAAAACACATCTGAGGATGCAAGTACAGCTGATCGACCTCAATATGATGTTGTAAAAGAAACTAATATACAAGATTTATTATTTCTAGAAAATAGAGATAGAAAGTATGATCCCGATGTTTATCAAATACGAGGAATTTACAATGTACAAGACATTGACTTTGACCTAAGTCAGTTCGGACTATTTTTACAAAATGATACATTGTTTATGACTGTGCATATAACTAGCAGTGTTAAATCTATTGGTCGAAAACTTATGTCAGGTGATGTTATTGAATTACCTCACTTAAAAGACGAATATGCACTTAATGATTTTGATGTTGCATTAAAAAGATTTTATGTTATTGACGAAGTTAGTAGATCAGCAGAAGGATTTTCACAAACTTGGTATCCACACTTATATAGGCTAAAACTAAAACAGATATACGACGGTCAAGAATTTAAAGAGATATTAGATTTACCTGCAAGTGAGGATAGTGACAACACATTGCGTGATGTTTTAAGT